AGGGTCATATACAAACATATTTAGTAGACCAAAGGTAGGTATTGATGTTCTTTTTCCATCACGAAGCAAATCCATAGACTTTGGCTTACCAAATTCCTTGATTTTCTCACGAAACCATTGGGTTGATTTAGGCTTACCACCTGCTGCCTTTAATACACTTTGGATATATTTACTTTGTGCCATGCGTTATTTATAAGGATTGTTTGAAAGATATAGAAAAAGTGCCTCTATAGGGAATAGAGGCACTCAATATACTACTCAGCTAGTTTTTCAAAATATGCTAATGTATCATCTTCTTCAACTACAGGGGTTGTAATTGTTTGTGAAGATTGAGGTGTTGTATCAACTTTGGGAGCTGCTACAGGGGCCTCATTCATACTATCGGCAATATTACCAACTTTTACAGTTCCAGAAAGAACTGCATCTAACCTAGTTCTTAACTCATCATAAGACTTAAAGTTTGTTGGAGCACTATACTCTGCAAGAGAGTGTTGTGATTTCCAGACTTTATCTATTTCAGCGTCATCATCAAAGAAAACTGTTGTATCTTCAAACTCTGATTTATCATAATTCCAATAACCATCTACTTTTCTGATTTTTAATTTGAAATTAGCACCTTCCCAAAAATCAAATGGGTTGATTGCCTTTTCATCTTCAAACTCAGGTGACATTGCTGCTGTAATCTTATCAAAGATTTTCTTTCCATAACGGAACAAGAATACTTTACCTTCATTCTCTGGGTGTTTCGCATCACTTACTACATAGATGTTTGAGAAATATTGTAATTTTCTTTTCTGTTTACGGGCGATTTCTTTGTCAGATTCCAAACCTGTATTCCATAATTGTGTATTATGTTCTGAAACAGGGTCTTTCTGATTAAGAGTTGTAAGAGAATTCTCAATGTACCATTGACCTGTTGGGCCTTGAAATGCATGATTCCAAACTTTCGCCCATGGCAAGTCTTCACCTTGAACAGCAGGTAAGAAACGAAGTACTGCATAACCATTACCAGACTTATCTAGTTCAGGTTTCCACAATCTTTCATCCACGTATGATTTTTTCTCTTGGGGTTTGGTTTCACCTTTAGCTGCATCAAGCAACTTATTCAGCGAACCACTACTTTTTAGACTATCTAAAGACATCTTTTATCTCCTTTCCGTATGTTATCGTATGTTAATTTGTACATCTTTACTACATAACTACTTATATTAGTTATTATAGACATTATACTAGCCCTATACATACTTTGTCAAGTGTTTTATAGGTAATTCTTTCAACATTTTTTCTCAGTAGTTCATTGTCGTATTTCTTTTGAAAAGCGATACAGCTCTTCTTCTTATCATCTACCCAATAAAATTGAGTGTCTGAGTACTCCTTAAACACCTGTACTAACTGATTAACCCAATTGTCTGTACCAAATCCTTTTGATTCTGATGGTAAATAGTTATCTGTTCCTTTATAGATGTTGTTCAGAGGAATATCATAACTACTCATATCAAATCCTAGCATATATACTTCCTTTGCACCCTGTTGGCATGCCAAATGTACGGCAGTTGCCCCAGCACACCATTCTTTAGGATGTTTTATGTTTTTAACTTTATCATTCTCTTGTAACCATGTAACATATAGACCTACATTTTTATAGCATTTTCTCTTTATATCTTCTTTGTCAAGGTGTGGAAAGTTTTTTATCATATCATGATAGTTTCTTTCTGCATCTATTGATTCTTTTCCTTGTACAACACAAATATCACTATTGTTTGGATTGTCAGTTTGAAAAACTAGTTCTCGTGGATAGTTCATCATTAAAAACTCTGGATGAAATTGTTCTAGTATACTCCAATCTGCAAACCAACAATTGTTCTTAGATGTATAACCAGACTTGTATATCTCTTGTTGTATTCCGTAATCTATTGCAACTAGATTGTCAACTTTACAATCTCTATAGATTGCATTGCAGCCCCATGTAGCAAATCCTTTATAATCTTTGGTTATATCCCAAACTTTACGAGATTCACCATTTCCATAGATTAATGCCCTTGATAATGATGACATGATAAGTACTCCTTAAATTGTTCACTTGTTATAAATTTTAAATTATTAATTCCTTCAAAGTTATCAACATGTAATACTGGTGATACCCAAGTAAATTTTATATAATTAAATTTTCTTATGACTGTTCTCATTTGGTTTTGCCAAGGGGTAGAATCAAATCCCATTTTATAATCTTCCAATAGATATACGTTACTTAAAGGTTTGTCCGTTGTTGATAAATCAAATCCTAATAAAAATATTTCATCAACACCTTGTTCAGCGGCAAGATGCATTGATGTACTTCCAGCACTATTACCTTTAAATGATTCTATGTTGTTTACTTTATCTTTATCATCTAACCAAGTGATATATAAACCTGTATTTCTCATATACTTGTGTCTCAATTGATTGATATAACGGACCCTATAACAAAGCAGTCTAGCTTGATAAGAGTTAGTAAACTTTTGTTTTGCTGTTCTAGGGTTTTTACCTTGCACCACACATCTTGTTTTACTTCCCCTTTCTGTTTCAAAAATCTCATCTTCTTTAAAACCTAACTTTAACAGTTCTAAATGTCTACTACCAAATTCAGGTTTGTCAATAAAGTTTTTAGGTAATTCATTCCAGTCCAAAAACCAACATGTATTATCTTTTGCATAACCACTATTATATACTTCTTGTTGTGCAAGGTAATCTACGGCAACTAGATTATCAACTTGACCTTCGTGATGTATTTTATTGCAACCCCATGTAACTATATCTCTGTAACTTTTATTGATATCAAAACTTAGTCTTGATTCACCATTCCCATAAATTATCGCTTTACTCATAATTATTTTTTACATCCCCATATGTTAACGTATCTTTACCATTAATAGTTTTGTAGTCATGTAATTTAACTTTTGATTCAACCATAGTACATAGAAATCTTCTAGAATACTTAGATGGCTTTCTTTCAGTAATATAATGCCAACTGATAGGTGTGTTAGGAAAAAGTATGATTTTGTTTTCACCATAATTAAATTGTTTTTCTTTATTTGTTATGGGATTCTTTAATCTTAAATGTCCACCATCATCTTCTTCATTCTCATTTTTAAAATACCATAAACCTGTAACCATTTTGTTACCATTATCTATGTGCAACTTTCTCATTGGAAATCCTGTATCTGTTGGTGGATTCTCAGAGAAAGTGTGTGAGTAAGCACACTTTACCTTCTTAATATCTAGTCTAGGATAAAACTTTTTAAACACAGATTCACTTTTAAGTAATATATCTAAAGCAGATTCATTGAGTGTCGTTTTAATTTTATCATCTTCAATAAGTGTGTTTGACCTATTCTTAATCTTGTTCCACTTTTTATCTTCATCATTGGTATTCCAATTGTCTTTTACATATTCATAAAAGTTATCTGGTAAAGACCCTGTATAATGGGGCCAAGGTTCTTCATGATACTTTAGCAATTTCTAAGTCCTCTACTATGTGTGACTGATTGTACTTAATATCCTCTATATTTGTCCATACGAGACTCTCAGGTACATTCCATAGTTGGTCACAGTTTTTACAGTATGGTATGTCATCAAACCTCTCTTCTTCGTGTGCCTTGACTAACTCTTGATACTTATCACCGTCTAATACTTCCTGTATGGTTTGTGTATCTAAATGTCCAAGTGTTGCTTCTTTATCATTACCTAACACCATACAACAGGCAACTACACCACCTTGTCTTTTTTCTAAACCACCTGCTCTGACTTGTAACATTGGCGCCATTGGTCTACCACAGGTTCTCCTTTCTTCTTTTCTTCTTGAATAAACTTTTGTATACTCACCAGACCAGTTATGCATCATCCATATTTCTGATTGAGTATTAGTTACATCTACCCAGTTCTTTCTGTACTGTTCAACTTCATAATCTTTTTGATTGATATCAATGATTAAATGATTGGCATGTATTTCTGTGTTTGTTCCCTTACATGCTTCTACAAGTTTACGAACATTTTCTCTGACTGTTAGATATCTGTCTGACGTATCTTTCTTTGATTTTGACGGCATCCATTTACTATAGGTTTCACTATTATATCCTACACATGATATACGAAATACGTCAAGTCCACTATTTGCAATTTCTTCTATTAGTTTGTCGTTGAGTGTATATCCATTACTAAAACTTACACATTTTAGATTTTTATCTTTGATGTATTTTATAGATTTGATAAAGTCTTTATTTAATGTGGGTTCACCACCACCATGTATACTTACAGATTCAACACCATGTTCCATAGCATTGTCTAAAATCTTTACAAAGTTATCCCACTTCAAGACTTTCTTAAATTCTTTTTCTCTACCACCTTCAAAACCTTGTGGGCACATTTGACATGAGTAATTACAACCACCAGCTAATTCCATATCTAACTGTCTAATTTTTTTCATACCATTAACCCCTTTAGTATTAGTTTAAAACTAGTACTATCAAATTTAAGGAAAGCTTTATAGTCGTTCATAAGTTTGTAAACATCTTTCCAAACATAATCGTCAATAAGTTCAGCATTCCATGCTTTATTAAAACTTAATATACTGTCAAGTATTACTAAGCTTTCTAATGATACTCTTTTACCTAGATATTCTTTTAACAACTTAGGGTGTTTGTTTTTAGAAACTGCAACTAAATCTTTATCTAGTATTGGTTCAATTTCAGATTTAAATGTATAAGTTAAACTTTGTATTTTCTTTTTCCATCCTATAAAGTTTTCTTCATCAAACTTGCCAACCCATCCTTTAGGATGTACTAAAAAATTAGCAAGTAAGTAATCTTGCACATCTTCTTTATTTTTGTATTTATGCGTTAGTTTAACAAAAAAAATTCTATCGTTTCTTTTATAAAATGAATCTCTTGATACTTTGCTTTTACCATTATATTTTACAAAATCGTAATTGCTCTTATCAAAATGAGCCTTCATGGAACAATAAATTAAATATGCATCTATAGGTTGCATCACATAGGTAATTTTGCAGACTTAGGTAAGTAGTTTAAGTCTATCGCATTTACTTGTATTTTCTCTTTTAAGTTTTTTGTTAATAATTTTGCTGTAGTTACAGGTTCGATACCCATCTGTTCACAATATATAGATATTGCCTCCAAGTGAGTAACTCTTTTGTGAAAAGCAATCTTTTCTATTTCCAAAGAGAATGTCTTTGGTGTGTGTACCGTAGTATCTGCCATTATACACACCCTGTTGGTTTTGGAAGACCACCATATTTTGCAATTATTTTCATAGGGCCTGATTTAAAGACTTCGTATAATTTACTTGCCTTTCTATCCATACCAAACTCCTTTGCAAAGACACGAACAGCAGGAACTGTACCTGTTTCATTGTACATCTCTTTTGCTTTGTCTATGTATGTTTTGATTTCTTCTGTTATGGCATAATTATCTTCTTCTGCCATTTGATTCATCACTTCTTCTGACCAATCACTTGTGTTGATAAGAAATCCGTCACCGTCTCTATCCAATTCCATAATATACTCCTTAATTTTCACCATTATACTATACTAAAACATGTATTGTCAACTTTTTCTAATAATTAAAAAGCTGCACTAGAACCACAACCACATGTAGATTTTGCATTTGGGTTTTTAATAGTAAATGCACTACCATTTAGTGGGTCACTAGTATAGTCAATTGTTGCACCATCAAAATACATTCCACTCATAGGGTCTACAAGAAGTTTGACTCCGTTAGTTTCAAATATCCAATCGTCATCTTTTATCTTATCTAAGGTGAATCCATATTGAAAACCAGAACATCCACCACCCTGTATAAAGGTACGAAGATTAAGACCATCTTCTTCAGTTGCCAAGATTATCTTTGTTTGGTCAGCTGCACTCTCTGTAAATATCATTTCCATTACTTGTACCACTCCTCTATTGTTTCTTGTAACAATGGCAAGTACTCTTGTTTATCTTTGACAAACTCTTGTACCGTACCATTTTCGGTCACAACTAGAATTACTATTTGGTTGATAGGTTTCCCTGTCAATTCCTCAAACATTTCAGCGTATGCTGTTGTTTGAATATAATAATTTTCATTGTAAGAATCTTTTCTTGCATTTGTAGATGTTTTAAAATCCACGATTGATAACTTATTTTTATACTCTGCTATCAAATCTGTTCTTCCTGCTACTCTATATTTATCAGAATACAAAGTTACCTCTTGTGCAATTACCTCATTTATGTTATTAAAAGTTTGATTTTTTAATTCAGTAAATAAAGTATATGGGAAAAAATCTTTCTTATGGTGTTCCATATCCTCACCATTCAGATAATCTTCGCACATCTTGTGTACTTTCGTACCTCTGGTTGCAGCTTTATTACATATGTAATTAGCAGTCTTCTCACCCACCCTCTTACGCCACTTCATCAACCCTTCTTTACCTCTAGGTGATAATACTGTAGTAATTGAAGGATAATGATTTCCTTCTGGTGTTACATAATGTCTCTTACCATCAACTGTTTTAGTATTTAAAACAGGAAAATCTAATTGTTCATTCATTATATTGTATGCCACTCCTTTCCTTCAAATAATAAAGACTCTGCAAGTCTTCTTCTAATTAAACCATCTAGTGTTTTAC